TATTATATATTATATTTAGAATAAAATTTTAAATATTTATTCTATATTTAAAATATTTATTTAAAAAAACATTTACAACAACAACACATAACAAAGGCACCGACACCTAGACCTATACAGAAAGCATATACAGTAGTTTCATCTACCATTTTAATTATATTTATATTAGAAAAAAAGGAAAAAACTATGGCGATATATATGTTTTTACAACATATTCAACTGTGCCAACACTTTGAAAGGCGGTTACTCTGGCATATCGTGCTGGGATAGTTTCAAATTGAAATAATGCTTGATTTGTTACAGTAGAACTATCAACTCGTGTTACACCACTTGTTAATGTTTTTGGTGCTATATCTGCCCCTAATGGTGTAAAACCATTACACACAAAAAAAGTAGTAAAAGATGATGTATCACTCCACTCTACGGCAAATGATCCAGAAGAAGATGCCACACATTGAACTGTTACCATAAACTTATTACCACCATTTGTATCTATAAATGCTGTAGAATTATCACTTCCATAAACTTTTAAAGCACCAGAAGTTGAGTTGGCATTAGAACTACTTTGAGTAGAAGAAGAAGAACCACCACCACCAGAAAGCACATCTACTTGTAAATGTCCGTCCCCGTCTACTAAAATATGCTGTGTTGATCCTCCACTATCAATACCAGTTTTAACAGCACCGCCCCCAATAACTAATGAACCATTTGCTTCTAATCCTAATTGAACTTGTGTCGTTCCATTAATACCCATACATTTTGCCGTTTGTGTTTCGTTAGTTTGATTTGCTATAAGTGTAGCTTCATTAGCATTACTAAGAGTAGTTTGATTTGCTATTTGTGATGCTTTACCCCACACTTCATTATCAAAGGTCTGTAATGTCCCATTACTATCAACAAGCAAAGCACGACCCTGTCCCCCAGATCTATCGTAACCCAATGCCACTGAAGTGTGATTTTCGGAACCATCCCCGATCCCGCCAGTGTTGTTAATCCCCCTGACACTAGAATTTTTCATCTCACTAAGATGTTGGGCGGATGTCTTACTTTCGTGTGTATCAAATCCTGATATAAGTGATGGAAGTCCATCCAATTTTGACTTTACTTCTTCAAGTTTGGTATTAGTAATATTAGCGAAGTTACTCATTTTTATTATATAATAATATTAGAAAAAATTTTATTATAATATATTATATATAAAATGTTAAAACACTTATCACAAGTTGATGAGATCGTCGCAAGTCATAAAGCTACAGCACCCATAATATCAAAGAATTTTGATGTTAAGACAAAGGAAGAATTTGTTGAAAAAGCAAAACCTATTAATCCTAAACAGATCTTTGAAAAACCCCCTAAGAATACAAAAAAATCTGGATACCGTTTATCAAATGTAGACAATAAGAAACCTATCCCCGCAATCAAAGAAAATTCATATTAAATACATTTATCAATTAATCCATTGATTAAATCACTTGGGATTTTATATCTTTCATATATATTTCTTGTTGTCTTTTGTTTGAATTTTTCGTGATCCTTATATTTAATTCTTAAAGATTTTGTATTAGTTAAAATTCTTTTTCCATCAATAATAACATATTGATTTGAAGCTATATTTATCTTGTGGGCATTACCTGACATATTGGGACACTTTCCTTTTCCTTTACATGTTTTTGGTTTGAAACCTTCAATGTTAGTCCAAAATATTGTCCTTTTCATATATCCTATATCATCATCATATTGACAATAATCAACTATATAATGTTTATTGTGAATAGCAGGATATTTTTCTGCCATATATTTTTTCATACTCCCGTTTTCAGGATTTTCAATCCAGTAATATTTGGGTTTTAAATAATCTAAAATTTCAATACATTTATCAACCATTGGTTTACCATATTTTTCAATATCATCATCAATCTTTTCACGGGGTAACCGGCAAATTCTCATTTTGCTCCACCACATACACACAGGTGACATTGTTACTAAATCAAATGTTTCTGGATCGTATTGTTTATAATCCCAAGTCATAATATCTTCTGAAATATGATTTGTAGATCTGTAATCATATAATTTTGATTTAGCACCTAGATCCCGATCCAGTGATGTTACATTGAATTGTCTTTGTTTACATACCACACCTATAGAGTGTGTCCCACTGAATAATTCTAATACATTCATATTTTTATATATATAATAAACTATATATAAAAATAATTTTGTTTATATCCAATTTTTCAATAAACTTGAATTTAAATTGTTTAAAAAAAAATGATTTAAAAAAAAAATATCTAACTATATTATAAAAATGGATACTATGAAATTTACAGAAAAGATAGATATTGGAAATGGCAAATATTTGTTGTCACTAAACAACGATCAACTCAGCGAAGTTGTAGGAAGACCAGACTGGAATGGTGAAACGGTCTTTAAGAATATGGAAGTTTATATGAAAGAATTGAGGAAATGGTTAAAGGTAGCGGTCAAGGATATGGAACTCAATGGAGAAATAAAAACAGAATACAAGTATTCTTCAACATTAGTAGATTGTGGCAGAATTTTTGTCAAAGGATTTGGTGTTCAAAGACTTACTAGGGAATTGAGGGGTTTCCTAGTAAAAGGACTTTGTTACGATGTTGATATGAAGAATTGTCATCCAACATTATTATTAGGAATTGTTAAAACTGTATATCCAGAATTGGATGTTAAAAAGGAATTCAAATATCTCAGGGATTATGTGAAACACAGAGATAAATGGTTGAATGAATACAATTGTTCTAAGGTTGATATTCTCAAAGCTATGAATAGTGCTTGGCAATTCAAGACACAAAATCAATATGTAGCAAAATTGGATAGTGACTTCAAAACGATCCAATGTTTGTTTTGGAATACATTTAGTGAAAAAATGGATATACCCGCAACAATTATTTCTAGGAAAGCTACATTCAAACAAAACAAGGAAGGTAGATTTATGAATTTAATTCTGACATATTATGAAAATACTCTGCTTCAACAGGTAATGAAAAACGATAAATTCAAGGGAATTGTTCAAACCCCAATGTTTGATGGGTTCACACTGGATATTGAAAGTGATCAAGTTATTACAGATTTAAATGAAATTACCAAACCATTAGGTGTTAAGTGGTGTTACAAGGAACACGACAATTCAATTATCAAAGATGAAGGAATTGAAGTTAATTATATTGGACAAATGTCCTATTCCGAAAGAAAGGAGAAATTTGAGGAAAACCACTTTATTATTGAAAACCCATTAATGTATGGAAAATTATATAAATTAAATGGGGAAGACAAATATCAATTTTATTCAAAAGAAAAATTCAGGGATCTTGTGAAACCAGTCAAATTTTATAATCCCAATGTTCAAGTGGATTGTGAATTTTTCCCAAGCTGGTTGGAAGATCCAGAAAGATTGAGTTATAAAGAAGTTAAATTTTTACCTAGATTTGAACACAATCCTGAGATCTTCAACAGTTTCAAGGGTTTCACTTACGAGAATGAAAAAATCACTTATGATGAAGATCCTGATGTTGTAAAAGTTTTCAAAGAACATTTGTCACTGTTAACAAATCACGATGAAAAATCAATTGATTATCTTATGAAGTATATCGCACATATTATTCAGAAACCTTGGGAACTTCCCAAGACCGCAATTATTTTGAAATCAAAACAAGGTTTCGGTAAAGATACAATTGTTGATTATATTAGCAATCTGATTGGGAAACAACACATTTTGAGAACCGCAGAAATGGACGATCTTTTTGGAAGTTACAATGTTGGAATTAGGGATAAACTAGTCCTTCAATTGAATGAAGTTGAAGGAAAAGATGGGTTCAGTAATAAAGAAAAAATCAAGAATATGATTACAGAAGATAACACTATTATCAGGGAAAAATACATTTCCCAATATGATCAGACTAATTATTTGAGATTATTCATTCTTTCAAACAATCTTAATCCAATTGAAATTTCACACGATGACAGAAGATTTGTGGTTTTCAAGTCACATCACAGGAAACCAAAGAAGGAATATTTTGATAGACTTCACGATGAATTCAGGAAGAACGATCAACATATGCAAATTCTATACAATTTTCTGATGAGTTTGGACATTGAGAAATTCAATCCAAGAGAAGACAGACCAATCACGGATGCCTACAATACAATGAAAGAACACAATCAAAATCCAATCTACAAGTTCCTTTGGGATCAGTTTGTAAAAGAAGAATGGAAAGAAACTTTTGAACCTGAAGAATGTAAGAAAAGAAAAAATCAAGAAATAATTTATGTCAAGTCTTATTCCCTGTTTCATACCTATAGGGATTATTTATCTTCTGAAAATCTTGGTTTTATCGTCCCAACATACAAAATCGTGAAAACAATTCTTGCGGATATTGGTATCACGAAACAACAGAAAAAGATTAATGGACAAAACAATGATTATTATGTTGTTAATATTGAGGAATTAAAGGAACAATTGGAAAGCTACGATCTGGATATTTCAATTGAAGAATTGGGTGATGATGACTTTGAATAACTGGGACCCTAAACTATTAATTGTTTAAAAAAAAACATTTAAAAAAATAATCTAAGTATATTATAAAAGATGAGAAAAAACCAGAATATTTCCAACTTTCATTATAGAAGTGAATTAACGGATGAGAATGGGGAAACCCAAACAAAGTATTATTACACCTTACAGGATATTTGTGATCAATACGAAACAAGCACATTTACAATATATAGAATGATGAAAGGGTATGAACCCAAGTCATTAAATTTAAAAAATATTAAGTTTTTCAAAGACTACAAACCAGCTTATGTTTTGGTAAAAAACATGGATTTAGTTTAATTAATTTTCTTTTGATTTTATTAAATTATTTAATTAATAATTTAATATTCATTTTTTTAATTCTTTTTTAGTTTATTTAAATTTTCTTAAGAACCAGTCAAATACATATCTTGTGAAAGAATTTGACCGGTTTGGGTGGAACTAGCAAGTTGGGATGCCAATTGTTCAAATCGTCTATCAGCTTGTGCTTCTACCATTCTAAGTGGATCTTGTCTAAATTTAACTTGACAAATAGTATCAGGTCTAAGATCTGTAGCAAGTTGCCCCGCTGGTTGTCTAACCTCACAGGATAATTCGTTTACATACATATCGTATCCATTGTTAATATCTATCCAATTTTCAAATGGTGAAACATATACTAATGACCCCGATGTATTTTCTCCCCTTTGCTCAAATTCTTCCCTTGGTAATACTGCTATATTTTTGCCTTCACCTGTTAGATTTTTCCCACTTCCCTGATCAATCCCATTGAATGATTTAACCCCTGTTAATTCTGGAATTTGAATTGTTATTATTGTATCCTTCGCAATTCTCTGTGTAGCTTGTCCCGATGAAAAAACCTGTTGACCTGTTGATGATGGCATTACTAATATATTTGCCACTGACCCTATCGTGCTTCCAATTGTCCCTGAAAACTGACCATTTCTAAGATTTGCTGGTGATCCACTATTTGCCGAAATATCCGCTGATGTTAATTGTCTTAAAAATATTATTGCTTGTCTTCCTAGATCCGCCCCCACCATTGAACCATTTGTTAATGACTGATCCACATCCGGTTGAGTAGCATAGAACTGTTGGACAACTTCTTCGGTATTTAATGCCGGTGTCCCGTCTACAACATTCAATGTTGTGAGTGGTCTACTATTAGGGTTCAATACAGTCTTAAAACTGTATGCCACATTTGTAATCATACTTAAAGCTGGTGAGGAACTACCACCAGCAGTGCTTAATACCGGACCCGCTCCCCCGCCATCTAGTGTGATAGTAATGTCGTCATTTGTAACATCAAATACTGCTTTCCCAGTCCCTGAATAAGGAGTATCACCGACCATCATATCAAATATAAACGGATTTTTATCCACCGCAACCCTATCTTTCAAATAATATTCTGTAGCAGATCCATCAATAAGTAACTTATAATTGTATCCATTTGCCCCGACATAATTTGAAATCGTCACAGCATTAGACCCAGCATCTTCATAGCTCACCCCCGCAGTCATCAATTCTGCCGGACCAATTCTAGTAGGGTTTTCTATTATTGTGTAAGTGGGAAGGAATGGTGCTTTCTTTGTTATCATTACATTTTGAACCCTTTGTGAAGTCCCCCCCGCATTTTGATCATTGAAACTTGCCTGATCTGAAACCCAAATAACCCCAGAAAATGTATCCGTCCCCGATGTAAATGATGTGCAAAATGGATTTCCTTGATTATCATTTCCCATACCTCCGTCTGGAACCGCTGTGTAACCCCCACCAAGACTATCGTCATATTCTAATTGAACTATTACCCTACGATTTGCCCCACGAGTTGTATACTTAACCCTAAATTTCATAATTGGCATAGCATTTTCATTGAAACCTAAAGTTGTTAAGACTAATTGCTTAAATGCTGATGTTGGAATATTTCTACATAACTTCTGAGTAGCATATCCTGCGGATCCAACTTTCCGTCCAGAAGCTATCTTAATAGAACTCATATCTAAACCATTCGCATTTGCTGTGATAGCAACATCTTGAAGTTCTGGATCAAATTCTAAATTGGGATTTTCATTAACACGACTTACCAATTCTGTTCTACACATTCCTAGGGTTACATCATCAAATCCGAAGTTTTCCACTTTGTCTGGATCACTTTCATCAAAACTAACACCAGAAAATCTGAAATCACTCATTGAAACTGAACCATCATTTGTTAATACACCCTTAGGCATTACCATTGCCAGACTAGGTTGGTAAACCCCATTGACGGCGATTTCACCGGCAGCTGATAAATTTACTTTATGAGAACTAATAACCATATCACTTTCTAACTGGTTCATATCAGCATCAGGGGTGTCTACCTCAGCAGGGGTTGCTAGTGATGAATAAGATATTGAAAAACTTTCTAATGTTGGCGGTGAAGTGGTATCGTCTTCTGGAACGAATGTGACCGCCCATTCATAATGTTGCTGTTGAAGAACAGCATTCATTTGATCCTGTAAAGCGGTAGCTAATTCAGATCCACTGTATTGTCCAATTGGAACCCTTACTTGTCTAATCCCGTCAAAGGTAGTATTACCTAGACAAAACAATAATAAATTATTAGATCCAGTAATATTATAAACATGGGTATCTCTAAAATGAAGGAATTTCAAAAGACATACTTGTGAATAAGGTTTGAGATGTATAGGTTGTGGAAAGTGACACTTGAAGAAGTGTGGAAGTTGACCATTACTATTTAAAGTAACTAATGACATTTTATTATATATTAATAATAGAAAAAAAAATAATTAATCTAATTTTTCTTAATATTAATCTAATTAAGAAAAATAAAATGTATAATATATTATATAATAAAATGACTAATGGGCGATCTATAAATAAAACACATTATCATTATAAAATATTTAATAGGGAAACGAATGAAACTAAATATTATAAAACTTTAAATCATATCACTGACGAATATGGGATTAGTAGATCTAATATTTATTTGATGTGTAAAAACCCTGAGGATGTTAATCGTCGGAAATACGATCATTTAAATATTGAAAAAATACATTTACATTATTTAGTTGTTGAACAGGGTTTAGATCCTAATACTTTAATTTAACACATATGATTGAAAAGTTTATTTATCAATTTTATCAGATCCTTATCCTTCAATTTTTCTGCCATAATATATTGAAATATTGTTTCTATAAATTCATCAGTATGTTCAAAATGATTTGGTTCCTGTTCACTAATAATACATTCTTGTAAACCAATCTTTTCTTTTAATTCCTGTAAACTTATGTGTTTATCAAATGTAATACAATCACAATCATTTAGATTTAATGAATGACTATTATAGTTATAAACTAACTTGAAACAAAATAACCATTTGTTTTTTAATCCTTCATCAAATCTAATTTTGTTTTGATCAGTAACCTTTTTGATTAATTCTTTGAAAGCTTGTATTCCCCGAAGATTGGTTTGTTTCAATCTGGGTATTGAAGACTTATAAATAAAGTCTTCCTTATTATCACGAATTAGTTTAACCAATTGGTATATATCTTCATATTTCTCTTGATGTGCCAGATTAGCACTTTCTTTAATTGATAGATAAAGCATTTTATATTATATATTATATTTATATATTATTTTTTATAAATATAATTTATTTCTTCTCTCTATCTTCCATTAAACAACTAACCGTGGATCTCATAACTTCTACTAACATTTCTTTTGTTGTTTCCTCATCAATCCCTTTCTTTTCACATTCAGTGGCAAAACCCTTGGCGATATCAAAAACTTGTTTTTGTTCTTTAACTGTTAAAGTATTTTCCATGTTTTATATTATAAATATATATATTATTTTATTAGATATATCTATTAGACTATATGGTATATAAGGGATATTGATACTTTTATTCTACATTTATAATAACATACAATAAAAGCACTTAAAAGAAGAATAAAAATTAATTTTTATGACAGTTTTAAGTCATTTTATATAATAATATATAAAACTGGCATAAATCCAACATAAGGGGTATTTAAGGCATATCCCCATCACCTTCCTTTTTCTTCCTTGTAGAAGATTTCGGGGGCGGGGGTTCAGGGAATTCTGGCAAATCCATAGGTTTTGTTATTTTATAGATCACAGAATTGTGTGGTTGAAGTCGGGGTCTACTTCCATCTGGCAAACGAATTTCTGTCTTGATTTCTGTTAAGGTAAATGACTTCGTGCAAGTATAATTAAACGATTGTTCAAGGGAATAAAAGAAGTCACCGTTATTATAATTCCTTGTGATATATCCTACACAAGGAAGCTTTGATTTGCCGTCCAGACCGCCAAAGTATTGTGTATCGGTTCCACCTTGTATTATACTTGAATAAATTAGTAGATAGGGATAGTCCAATTTAGTTGGTAAGTCCTGAGCGGTCAAACTTGCTTGGACTACCGCTGGTCTACTTTGAAGACCCATATTTGTCCCGATCCCATAAAGTGGCATATCTTGTTGATTGGTTTCGGTGGGTTGATATTCAGGACTATCTATGACGGCACCAGTGGTCATAGGACTGAGGACTTCATCTAATCTATTCAGATATGTTTGAAAGTTCTCGTTTTGAACATTAGATAAAAAGACCACAGGATCTTTATAGTTCGCAAACACAGAACCATATTCTGGTAATAATTGACCGATCTTAAATCCCATCTTTCCTAAAAGGGTTCCTTCTAAAATATTTGAAGGATATTGGGTTGGGTCTAATATCCCTGTTTTTTTAGAATAATCCCCGCCAAAATTTCCACTTTTATTTAAGGTGATTATATCGCCTAAACTATCCAATAAATTAATTGACAATATACCTAACCCAGAATAACTATCAATAAATCTAGTTGACATCTGACGAACTTGTGGGGCAAATGTGCCATCATTCATACTTGCTATTTGACCCGTCGTATTACAATTATAACATTGTTGTTCTGGATTTCCAGTAGCATCCAAATCAAATTGGTTATCAGTTGGTAGACCATTACCTATCGTCATCGGGGTATTCAACCCCTGAATTTGAAACCTTGATAATGAGGGTGAGAAATTAATTGAGGGATTTACAGCTCCCATAAATGCCACTGAATTGAAAGCTGCGGGGGTATTAAGAACATTTTTATTAGCATAATTTGTATTGTAAAATAATACCTGTGGGTTTCTTATTGGCGATGGATCGTAACCAATACAAACCCCGTATGGCATATTGTTTCTGTCAATTTTCCATTTTTGGTCTGTCCCCGCTAATGTATCATTATCAATGTTACCATTACCTAATTCATATCTTGAATAAAATCCAATATAAGGTCTGTTTTCATTATTCGGATTAAAAGGATTAGTTGGGTCAAATGTTGGGGGGAAAATAGGGATAACGGCAAGATCATATTTTTCTGCCATTTTGATTAAATCACTAGTTTCGTATTTTACCCCATTAGTGGGTTCAGTATATGAATTAATAAAATGTTCTGATATGACTGCTGGGTTTTCATAATAATTTTGATCTGTAGTTCCGGCAGCTTCTACACTTTCCCAGTATTCTAAAAATATACTGTCAACACCAGCTTCGGCATCTTCTGGTTTAAAATACAAGTTTGGGTCATATCTAGATCTAACAATTAATTGTGATAATTGATGACCATCATTATCTTTAACTTGATCATCATATATTCTGGATCTAAACGGGATATTTCCAATTTGATTTTGACCACCTGTCGGTTTTACCAATCTGGCATCCAGTCCAGTCGCCGTTCCGCCTTCGTTATTCCATCTTTCAATTGGTTGTGAAATTCTGTATCTCTGACCATCCACAGGCGAAACTGGTGTGGCGGGTAATGGGTAACTATTTGACGGACCATACCGTCCGATATCCATATTAACACCTAATTTGGTTTTGTCTAATGGTGTTTGATATTTTTTTGTTAAGTCATCGTAATATTCTTCACATTGTCTAAAACTTTCACTAATAGCTTTCAATGTATCTTCTCGGTAATAAATATTTGTTAAAAGAATTCCATTCTGTTTTAATTTAACCACTTGTTGTGAACTTGTATTTGGCGGGATAGTTACTGTGTCAAATTTTAAATTCATCATTATGGATGTAAATTGTCCTAGGTTCCCAACTTCTTGATTTCGGAAATTTCCCAGATTAGCAATTTGATTACTCCCTGTATTAATTTGATTAGCAGTATCTGAATTATTCAATCCATAATACCATTGATTAAATTTATTTAATCCTTTTAATTTGAATGGATCTAAATACCCAATTTTATTATAATATAATTGACGACAAGCGAAAAAGGATTTTTGAAGATTTGTCAATTTTTCCACATTCCCGTGTCCGTTAGTAGGCATTGCTTTATAACATGGGGTTTCTACTAATGGGGGTTTAACTGTGACGGCATTATCTTGACTATCTACAGAACTGACAGTGTAATTGGAATAGACAATGTGATCCAAATCATCGCTAGGTTTCGCAATTTTTCCTTTCTGTAATTGATCAGTTAATATTGCCCCAACATTATCGGGGGTGTTCAATCCGACTGGGACTTCTAGATTTACGGTGGTAGATCGGATATTATAATCTGGATTAATATCACTTGTTTCTCCTAATGAATTAGATGGTAGACCTGTGGGAATTCCAGTGTAAGCTATTTGAACCGGACCCGTCCAATTGTTACTAGCAAAATAATATTTCTTTCCACTCGGACCCACATTGTATTTTGTTTGGAAATTTTCATTGTGATATGATTTTATATTGAAATTTTGAAATGGACTACCGTTAGGATTAGATCCGCCATCTGTAGCATTACCAATTTGATATTTGTCAATTTCGTAACCAGACCCAGCGGTGAATATTTCAATCTTTGAAGGGATGCCGGGTTTATTTACTTCATTAACTATTTCTAAAACTCTAATAACCATATTTTCCCCACCAATACCTTGTTGTTCTGGCACACTATATTTTCCACCTACACGATACCCGAACCCAATATCAGCAGTCAAAACTGATAGTTCAATTGCTGTAACCAATTGTGTTTGGGGAAGCTCCCTTTGGTTGGTATAAAATCCTGTTGCCTGAGGATTGAAAGGATCATAAGAAGCGGTATCCTCAAAGAAAATTTCACCCACCATTCTATTTCTTACTAAATATTGTGTTGTTGTGCTTACAACCCCCAATTCTCTATAACCGAAACTATCCGGTCCCAATGATAAGCGATTAAATTCAAGCGGAAGCTTAACACAATTTGACCCCGCATCACATACATAATATCCAAATTCAAGTTGACATTGATTATCTAAATAACCATTTTTATTATCTTTCTGTAAAAATTCAATAGTTGTATCAGATGCCCCGACCGTATTTATAGCACTACTTTCACAAGTAATTACATCGCCAATATTACACACAATTCCATAACTGTTAACATTATTTGTCCATTCATTTTTAAACTGATCTTCTTCTTCATCAATATTTTTATAGTTTAAATTTGCCCTTAACCGGTTACATTCTAACATAATAAATCGTGATGCCATTTTTAATATATAATAATATTAGATATTATAATTTTATTATAATTATAATATACAATATAAAAATTAAAAAAATTAAATATTTTAAGGTTTCTTAAATTTCAAACCTTTTGCTAAGTCTTTGTCAAAATCTAATTTGCCGTCTAGTGACTTATAATAAAAAGCATATAATCGGGCATATGCCCACTGTTCGGGTGATTTCACCGATGACCGACTACCAGCACTGGCAAAAGCACCCTTACCTTTCTTGAACACTTCTTTTTGTATTTTTAATGGTATTCCCGTCTTTTTGGCAAACTCTGCCGTGAGGGGTTTCACATCAGGAAAATCCCTTTTAAATCGTGCGGTAAATCCACTAGGTTTACTTTGTTTAGAAGTTGGTCGTTTCTTGGCAAGTTCAAATGCTTTTCTATCTTTTCCTTCACTGATCAACTTTTTAGTTTTTTCAATATTTTGTTTTTTTTTCTTAGCATCTTTATCACTAAGTCCTTTATAATATTTTTTCGGTTTCAAGTCACTCATTTTATCTATATTAATTAATTAGAAAATATAATTATGCTGAAATTGTGATTTCACCGTTCTTAATGTTATATACTCTTTCACAACCAGTGTATATTCTCATTTGTCTAGCAGTGGACTGTCGCATTACAGTAGTTCCAGCATCTGCTTGTCTGCTATAAGTTTTCTGAATAAGAATTGGTTTCACACCCACCTTGACACCGTTTCCTAAAACATTAAATCCAGATGTAGTGGCATCATAACCAACATAGGAAGATGTTGATCTAATATCGTTAGTTACATCACTTTGGTTCGCTGGGGGTAACTGGTGACCTTCAACCTTTCCTATATAGACTGAATTCTGGTTAAGACCCTGAGTTGGTTGATTTTGTTTGTCACTATCGGCATCAAAAGAATAAAGCTGGTTTGGCATCATTAGGGGTTTACCAACTGGTTGAGCAAGTTCAGTATATTTTCTTGGTGGTGCCTGAACATCTCTATCATATATTCTTTGATCATTAATTCTAAAATTGTAAGAAGATGGAATTATAAGATCGGTTGAAATATAGTCACCTAAAATAGCGGATGTATGACCAACTGATTTTTCTGCTACTAAAATATTTCTTACCGTTCTACCAGACACGGCAATCTGTCTTTCAACTTTCTGTGGGGTAACAACACCGGCACTTGGACTTAGGGAAGGGACATCGGCGAAAGTTGTGATAAGGTCTTCATAGAGGACTGAAAGACCATCTTGACTAAGTGATCGCTGGACAACTTCATCCATTCTTTCGCTAGTGTAATATAAATGATCACTGATAAATTTAATGTTTGAAGTGGAAACGGTAACAGCGGGTGAAGCTGCGGATCCCTGTTTAAGACAGCAAACTTTGCCGACATCCGCTGTGACTAATTGCTGATTAAAATTAATTTCAATATATACATGTTCTTTCAGTGCCATCAATGGCATTGTTCTCATCTTCATCATAGGAATGAGGGTTGACAATGGGACACTGAAAAGTGGGGTAGTGCTATCACTAGTTGTTGGTCTAATGAATTCTGGGACTAAACTTTCAGTTAAAGTTGCGGTGGCATTTAAAGTAGTTTCTAAATCTCTATACCCAATTCTTCCACTTTCTACTTCCGCAAATCTATCACCACAGGCACCTGATTTTACCATATCAACAAAGGCACGGTGTTCTGGACTTTCAAATTGTCTAGTCATAGTTGTATAGTGGGCATAGTCATCATTTGAAGCTAAAACCTTCCCCCCGACCTTAAGGAAACAAGATTTAACTAAACCGTGAATTCCTGTGTTAAGTGGGAAAAATAAATCGGATGAACCGGTTACACCTAACTGGATCATTGATCCACCGTCTAAGATACCGGTCTTTGGTATCTGAAAAACTGCTTGACTTTGTGTAATAGTAATGGGGTCAAGAACTTCTGTCTTAATATCCATTGTATCAACATCTTTGATTGTTGAAACCTGTAAGGCACTTGGCAACTGCTGATTTGAAGCACTCATTTTTAATATATAATAATATTAGAAAAAAATTATTTTATTTAATATAATTTTAGTTATATTAAATTAAATTTAAAAAAATTGATATTTCTTAAATATTAAATTTAAGATTGAACCATAATCCCCTGAGGGGAATACATCAAAGTGTTTCTACTTAAAACATAAGTGTATACGGCATTTGGTGATTTTCCATCAAGGGTAGACTGAATTCTAGTGGCATAAGACTGTCCCCTAAAATCCACCCCTACACCACTGAGTTTGTCAATTCCTAGACCGATAGCAAAATTTCTTTTTCCGGCATCCACTGAACTGAACTGTTGAAGACCTGACTGGTTGTAAATAACTTCATCCTGTCCACCAAAGTTAAGTAGTAATGGTTGATTGACTAATTTAGTTTTCTGGGAATAAGAAGTGGGTCCGACGGCATTTAAGGCATTTACGATAACACCTGTTTCTGGTCTACCTTCTTGTGACTGGGTTTCTACATCCAAATCGTAATCTAATCCTAATTTCATACCGCCACGAGAAAATGAAACTTTCTGTAATACGGCAGATCCAGTGAAGGTATTACCTGCTGCATCCGTGGTTTGTAACATACTAGTGGCAAATCCATCTTGACTATAATTATTAGCATGGGAAACTGGAAGGAAATTATGGAAAATGTCTAGGACCCCACTTGATGCTAAATTATATGTCTGGGTGGCATCTCCACTATCAATCACAGAATATAAATTGTTATATGAATTATACTGGAAAGCACCAGACCCAGCGATTGCCAATTGCTGTTGACCCTGAGCATCTGGGACTAAGAAATCGCCCGTTATTGAAAGATCCTTTACTTCATAGAAAGCACCGCCACCTGTTCCGGCATCGGCACCTGATAACAGTTGTTGGTCAGCTACCAACTCTAAGGACAATACCAGACCCCTGACACCATTGACCCCCATTGGGATAGCACTACCGCCCTGTAACATTCCCGCTAGTAATTTAACACTGAATGAAACTGAGTTATTTACTAAATCGCCAGTCACCCCGTCAAGACCGGATGACAATTCAACAACACCTTGATGTTGAAGGAAATCTTCAGTTGAATGTGTTGAGGGAAAAACTGTGGCACACATACGACCATATTGTCTAACACTCTCTAATGTCTGATTTGTATCATTAGAAGCTAAGGAAACATTCTGGAATAATCCCTGAACCCCGACACGGGGGTTTATTGTAACTTTTGAAGTAGTGGCACCACCGCCAGACCCACGGGACTGGTTAATGTCACCATTTCCTACTAATGCCCCAGCACTATCAAAAACGGTTAAGGTTCCGTTAATACGGACACTAGAAGCTTTCAGTAATTTTGAGGTAGATCCTATATTAAATGTAATAATAGGGTTACCTTTTCTAAAGGAATAAGTATTGTCAGCGGGTTGGTTGCTGGGAAGGATCTCAAACTTTTCAACAGATGCAATGTTTGTAGCACTCATTTTTAATATATAATAATATTAGAAAAAAATTATTTTATTTAATATAATTTTAAGGATTATATTAAATGAATTTTAATTAAAAAACTAAATTAAAAATTTAAGAAATTACAGAAACTTGTCCCCGTGATATTGTAAGTCGGGCGAGTTTGTAAACAAAATTATTAAAGATTTTCTGTTTTGCTCCACTATCATAGTCAACCCTTAAAGATAATGTCTGTTCTGCTAAATCGGTTATCTGACCATATTTATTGAAAGATCTGGCAATTACAAAACTATCACCAATTTTCTGAAGTGAATATGGTAACTGTTCAATGTTTACTAGTGCCTTCTGTAATTCACTGGTGTGGAGTGGTTCGTTTCTTAACTGTGATGTTGATCCTACAGTCTGTGAATATCTTTCTAAAGGTGCCACCCTTGAAGGTATAAGCTCAGTTCCTTTAACAAATTGGTAGTTTCTGGCACCATCTGGTCTACCACTAAATGATGATGTTGAAAGAGATCTGAAATTGGCACTGGGAATGGGTTGACAGAAAACTGCTTTTCCACGAGTTGCTAAGGTGGGTATCTGGACTTGAACCAATCCTTGAGTATTTACCTGATTAAATCTGTGAAGTTCACTTGTCAAATAATCCATGGATACACCCTGTTCTGTTAAAGATTTCTTTAACATCCCTTCAACATAACTGTCTGGGGGTGTGACAACTGAACAAAGCATTTCAATTCCTGATAGTGTGTAACTTGGTGCCGGAATAGTGCGGTCATTGGCATTACCGGTCTGGAGAGCGGATTTAACACTAAGTGCCTTTTCACGGTCTTCAACCTTATAATAAACACGGGCATCATCAGTCCCTGCTGGGTCGTATGCTACACTTGGAACAGCGGTTCCTGTGTTTGCTTGAAGTGTAAGTCGGACACCTAATTTGCCACCACTGACGAAAAATCCAGAAACAACACCAAGGACTTCTTCTGAGGATCCTACTGTCCCGACTGGAAGAAGTGGGTAAGCTCCAGTAACTTTCTTCTGAATATAAAGTTTATCATCAATGGCAAATGGATTATTTTTACCTGTAGCATCTGTATCTATGTCTAATGTAATACTACCAGTATTCTGGGCAACTGCCCCGTCACGATTTCCGACACCACCGATAGCGAGGTTTCCGACTGTTTTATGTGCTGAAGAACTGCTAAGACCTTCTTCAAGCGATCCACCTAGGAAAGGAAGATGTAAAGCACGATTGGGATCTTCAGTATCAATTTGAATTCTCATACCGCCCATTAAGGCATTTGGGATTATCCCATTACTGAAAAGACCTGCTTTTAATTGTGTATAGATCTCAACCTTTTTCGCTACACGAGCGGTGGAAACTGCCGTGGCACTGTCAGTGGCACCAGCGAGTGATTGGGGTGCGGAATAATAAAGACTTTCACCTGAATTGTTACTATCAGCTTGGACACCATCAAATAATTCCTTCTTGTGTTGAAGGGATGACTGAGCGGTGAAAGGTGATGTCATACAGCACTGGGCATTATAATCTTCTAAACTTTCTAATGTGGCGGTGTTTCCCCCATCTCTGATTATAAGATTTCTGAATAATGAATGGATACCACCTTTCTTATCTGGGACAATTACCCCCCTAGCATTCTGGATTTGTAATTCTGCCCTTAAATAAGTTTCTTTTGGATTAAGGAAATCAACAAAACTAGGAATTAGGATCCTGATCTGATCTAAAGCTTGAACATCGGAAACGACATCTGGTTTGACTGACTGCGACTTTGAAGCAACATAAACACTTGAACCTTGAGGTCTGAACATTTTTATATATAATAGAATTAGAAAAAAATTTTTTTAAAATAAAATAAAAAATTAAATTAATATATTGTCTAATATATTAAATTAAATTATAAAATCTACATATTCATAAGCAAATTAACAATGTCCTTAATTTTCATGGATTTCTTGACATTCAGATTGTTCATCATTGCCCATTCAAGAAGATCCGCCTTTCTAAGACTTTGTCTGTCTTCATATTTATAACCTTTGTATCGGTCATTCATAATGTGATGTCTACCTTTCCTGTCATAACCAGTTCCCTTGTGCTGGTTATTCACTGGTAGATTTTCAAAAACAAATTTCTTCCATCGTGGCAATTTGAATTCCTTAAAACCACGATGGAAATCAGATCTATGAATACGATCATCATTAACTTTAGGGTCAGGGACATTATCAATCCAAGGTTTGACAGTCACTCGCATTGTATTTGGGAAACTATTGTATTTTGAATAGTCATAATTAAGGACTTCTTCCACCTGTTTGGGAATATCGTCAAGAAAAGGAAGTGGATCACGGATCCAAGATGCTGGGGGGTTACAAGCAGGATTGCGGTTGAGTTCGTCAATTGGGGTATACATATTATATTATATTATATACTTGGATATCTTTCTAAGTGCTTTATTATAATAATTATATTATTTTTTTGATCCCATCAAAGTTAATGCTAATGTTATCTGTTTTTTTAATTTTTCATCCATTGTAAATCTTTTACCCTTAAATTGGAACTTTTTTCCGACATCGTGTGACTTAAGTCTTTCAAGTTCGGGTTTCTTAAATGTGTAATCATCTGCGACATCTAAGGATTTTTTTAATCCGCCTTTCTGAAATTTCACTTTCTCACCGCCTAATTCTACCGTTTCGGTCTTAGGTTTGGATTTTCTATTTTTTTTGTCGGCAGATTTCCCAACTTTTGCTGATCGTGATTGTTTAGAAGAACCATACATTTTTATATATATAATAATTAGAAAATAAATATTAAATAAATTTTTTAAAAAGTCCCAACGGAAGCTGAACGGTCTACGGCATTATCAACACTAGGTAATGCTACAGCATATTTTTGGGTCAAACTGTGGGGGGCGGTGACGGGGGCGGAGGGTGCCGGTGCCGGTGGTTTTTTGTCAGGATGAAATAAATGGTAAATTCCTTCTCCGATCGCCACGAACCCACTGACTGCTAATGCCAATTCGCCAACTACGGGGATGGCACCTAAAATGGCATCACTGGCAGTCAGTCCCGCTAATTCGCTACCAGCTTCGCCCCCGACCTCAGCTGCCTCAGACCCACCAGAAGAAAAAAAATTTTTTACAGAACTGAAACCTTGTTTTATGGATTGTCCCCGTTGTGCTAAACTAGAAAATGCTTTTTGACCTGTCCGTTCAAGTAGACTTGATCCTTCCCCGCCAACTTCTTGTAATCCACTTTGTTCGCCACCGATAATATCTGTGTTTTCATCAGCTGGTGCTTCTTTTGGTTGGAATTCACTACTGATGGGTTTCCCTGTGTTTTCACTGAATGGATTACTCTTTAGATCAACTTGTGCCGGTCTACTTAATGGTTGTGATGGTTCCGGTAGATCATCAGTGCTGACTTGGGTTGGTTGGTCAACAGCATCATCATTTGCCTGAAGTCTTTGTTGTCTATCTCGTTGACCTTGTTCCACAACTGATACAAATGAAGGTTGTCCAATGACTTCAGTGGCATCAGGGGCATCAATTGGATCTAATGTATCGGGTTCAGTAACCTTAATAGCAGGTCGTATATCGTCTGGCATTCTAAATGGGTTAGTTTCTTCTTCATCTACACCTTCTTGATCTGGTTGAAACTGATGTCCTTCTGGGATGGATGTGGGATCTTTTAATTGGGCATCATCATCGTAAAATTCTTGATGATCTCCATCACTACCCTTAAAATATGTATCTCCATTATCATTTTTGAAATCTTTTAAACTATCGTCCCCACCAATATCTAATGGTTCAGCATCTTCATCAAAGTCGTCTTCTGTTTCTTTTTTTTGTTCAGCTTCCTTTTTTCTGGTTTGTCTTCCCCTGTAAAGATCTACTAATTTTTTACCACCAGCATATATAGATTTTGCACCTATTAATCCCGAAAGTTCTTCACCCCCCGCCTCAGACACCGCTTTCCATTTCTCGGTAAAATCTTTCATTTTATCATTATATTTTTCAGTGATGCCATTTGCCATGTCATCATAATTCTCAATCTTCTGTTCTTGTAACTGTGCTAACTTGTCACGGATATTGTTTACCTGATCAGCATACATATCATCTGCCATTTTTTAATATATAATAATATTAGAAAATAAATTATTAATTCAATATAATGTTAGAAATAAGAACCATATTCACCATAGTCGGTTTTTGGTGGATTAAGAATATCTAAATGTTTTTGTGGTATTTTCTTAACTTTTTCTTCTGTCACTTGTGTCACTGGTTTATTCTGTTCTTGAAACTTTTTGAAATACTTTGCTTCAAGTTCTTTTTCTTTTCTCTCTTCTTCTTCTCGTTTCTTTGCTTCTTGCTTTTGTAAAGTTACCATCATATCACCATATTTATCCATATATCCTAAAAATTGTTCAAATCCATCTACTTTCGGTGTTCCGACGGAGGATGTAGTCCCCATATCTGTTTTAGTATTTTTAGTATCAACTGTAATCGGGGTGGCATATTCTTTTATGTCTTGTTTCTTTTCCTGTTCATCTTCTTTTTTCTTCGCTAGTTTTCTTTCCTTAGCAAGTTTTCTGGCATTAGCAAGGTGAGCTTTCTGTTTTTCAGAAACCTGTCGTTTTGGTTTTTGGGGTGTTGGTGCTGGTGGTTTTATTGGCGGTTGGCGAATGAATGGATCACTCTTAAGATCTTCAGTTTCTATAATCTCTAAATCTTCTTTGACTTCTACCGGCATACTAATATCTGGAAAAGCATCCATCTTTTATATATACTTATTATTTAGAAAATAAAATTTAGAATAAAATTTTAAATTGTTTCTATAATTTTTCTATTTTTCTATTTCAATGGAATAAAATCAACCAAATCTAAATCTTAAAAAGGTAGGTAGTTTTTTCAAATATCACAAACTTTCCTATTTTGGATTTTTCAAAAGTTACGATATTGGAAAGTTTCCTTTTTTTTGAAAAACTACCTACCTTTTTTGAGAAATTAAAAAAACAATAATAGTGAGATATTGGTTAGTATATATAACCGTCTATTTGATCCGTTGTTCAAGTTTATTTTTAAGTTTCTGGATGTTTTCAAGGTATTTATTTTGGATTTGTTCTGGGTCATTATATTTGGTAAGTAGATCACCGTATTTATATTTTTTATTTGGGATATCTTCCAGTTCATCACTACAGTCAGTAAAACTTTCCAAGTGTCCCAGAGCAAGTTTAATCATTTGATATTCGTTTTGTGTGAAGTGTTGTGGCATATTTAGTTATATAATAAAGTTTGATATTATATAAATAATGATAAAATAAAAATTAAATAAATGGGTTTTAAGGATCAATCACTAGTCCCGTCATATTTCCTTTCTTCATCATCATCTTCTTCATTGAAACCGTCAAAGTTTGTGTTCACGGGAACGGAAGATAATTGCTGAGGAGCTTCATACAATAATTTAGTAAAATTCTGATATGCCTTTGCTGGTTTACCATATAAATCAAGCATTAGGAAAGCATAAGGTTTGGATGTAGCTTCCTTTAATAATTCTTTGAATTTATCCATGTTACCATATCTTGCCCCCATTTCTTCTGCCATTTTTTCCACTTCTCTGTTGTTAGCATTTTGTGATATGATAGCATAGTTAATTGATTGACGAACAATATTGGGAACAGCTTTGTATAATTGGGTAGAATAATACAGTAACTTAATATTATGATGACGATATGAAGATGCTATTTTGAACATAAGTGAATTCTTCTTGATATTTGGAAAAGCAATAAAATCGTCAAAGACAATAGCAATGTTCGGTCTTTGGGGTTTAGGTATTTGATCCTGATAGTCAATAATAGTCTGAAGATGCTTATCACTATATTCACTATAAATAGTTTCTCCGTATTGATCCAGTAGAAATCTTGCGGTAGCATCACCATTTGTAATAGTAGACGAATAAATATATATTGCATCTAACTTCCCCATCAAGAAATTGGGATTTTGAAAATAATTACAAATTCTAGTAGTTTTGCCTTGTCGTGGTGAAGCTACATCCAAAACACAAGAACCACCGTTGATATCAAAGAAATTAGGGTGATGAGTGATTTTCTTTTCAACTAGGGGTTGTTTTATAGGTAGAATTGTCAAATCTTCACTTTCCATTTTTATTATATAATATAATTAGATAATAAAAAAAACATTATTCTTCGTCAAAATCTCTGGTTTCAACCGCCGGATGCGGTTTTTCTTCATATTCACCAAGTTGGCAACTGGATCCTGAACAACACTTAAATTTACACTTTATCGCCTTTATCAATCTTATCAATAGACTGGGTCTACTTAAAACTTCCTCGGGTATAACTTCCATTTTATATAAAATAAAATTAGATTTTATTTTATCTTTTTATCGCTTTCACCATATTCAGATTGGGTTTGTATTCATCTAAAAAGTCCTGTTCAATATTTCTTAATATTAATTTATCATAACCTTCAACTTCGTTAAGTATTTCACAAAACGGTCTTATATCTTCAATACAATGTTGAATACAATATTTATAAAATTTAGTCCCATTGTGGCGGGATTGTTTTTTGTGTTGATTGTGGGCAAATAATCTGGATTTATAGTTTTTAGTAGATCCAATGTATATATTCCCATCGTGTTCAAATTTATAAATAAACATTTTTATATATAATACAAATAGAAAAAAAATTAAGTTTTATTCTAAAAATAAAAATATATATATTAATATATAGTTTAATAAAATGGCAGGATTTCATACAAAAACATTCATCAATCACGATGACTATATGACACCCAAAAGTGCTTGGGAAAAGATACAACACATAATACCAAAAGACAAGATATTATGGGAAGCATTTTATGGTGATGGAAAAAGTGGGGATTACCTGATAGAATTAGGTTATAATGTCATCCATGAAAATATTGATTTTTTTGATGATAATACAAGACCTGAATACGACATCCTTGTTTCCAATCCACCATATGGTAAAAGTAAAGAAATAATGAATAAACTTTATGAAATGGATAAACCATTTATCTTAATAATGCCAACTGCCAAGCTAACAACTAGTTATATAAGAAGTTGGCAACAAAGGGGTATACAAATAATTTTACCTAGAAAAAGAATACAATTTATTAAAAATGGCAATGAAATACAAAACAAATGTAATTTTGATTGTTTCTATTACTGTTATAAGATTAATTTACCTCGTGATATAATTTGGTTAGAAGAATAATTTATTTATCTTTAGCAAATGCTTTCTGACCCTTTCTTCTACCGGTCTTGATCTTATCACCTTTTTTAGTGGTGAAATCCTGAGTGTCACCCCTTCCTTCTTTCTTTTCTTTTTTTACTCTGGAAACATTAACGGCACCCTTGGTTCCCTTTTTCTTTCTGTATTCGGGACCCGCTTTCTTCAAAGCTTCAGTATAACTGATACCTTTATCTTTGGCATACTTCTTGACGAAATCAATCCATTCAGACATTTTATATATATAATTAAAACAGAAAAAAAAATTTATAATAAAATAAATATCTATATTATATTATAAAATGACATCACTAAAAGATCTGAGTGATACGGAGTATTACAAAGAACACAAAAAACACCACACCGCTAAACATATTAAAGCAATGAAAGAACTTCAGAGATTGGGGGTAGATAGGGAAAAAGCACATAAATTTGTTCAAAAATATATGGGTAAATAATATATATTATCTAATTAATATATATAATAAAATGAAGAAAATTGGCAAATATACCTATGAAAAATCTACAAGAAAAGATAAAAAATTAATGACTGTCGTGGACGGGAAAAAAGTCCATTTCGGTTTTCCCAAAATGGAGCAGTTTAAAGATAGGACTGGAATTTGGAAAAGTAAAGATCACGGGGATCCTAAAAGAAGAAAGAATTATTTAACCAGAACCGCTGGTATCAAAAACAAATCTGGAAAATTAACTAAAGACGATCCATCATCACCAAACTACCACAGCAGAAGAATACTATGGTAATTTTTTATCCATAACCTCAGCTTTAATTTTTTTCAGTATTTCAACCACTTTTTTGATCTGTTCATGATTACTGCTTTCTTCCCAGTAACTATCATAAACACTATAACTACTACGACAAAACAATTCTTCTTTTTGTGCTTCTTCAATGAGTGCTTTGATCGTATCCAATTTATCCTGAGTATCCATATATATTATATACTTCTATAAAATCTCCTTTAAGTCCTATTCATTTATAATAAATATCTCTTCCAATCCTTCAATAATTTGAATTAACTTTTCTTTGTCATTAATGTAATTACCAAGAAAAGTGAATAATGTTATAATATCGTCACGACTTAACTTGTCAATCATTTATATTATAAATATAAATTATTTTTTTGAATATCCTTCTTGGGTCTTAACTGAATGTCCCATTTTTTTGGCATCATCCGCCTTCTCATCAAGTTTTTCTTTTGGATATTTTTCACTGATGAATATGTGTCTTAACATATTAACAGATATATTTTTCCCAGTAGGGGCAAAAACCTTTTTGATCTCTTTACCCAACCCGTTAGCACTCATTGGATTACCCTGAGAATTCAAAAGTAGACTATCAGTCTTATTGTATTTCAACCAGATATTCAAAACACTATTTAATTTCTTTCCAACCGGCACTTGATTTTCACCGTATTTTCCAGCTGTCTTGTATTCATTGAAACTGAAAAACTTTTTATTTCTTGAAACTACAACTAAATAATTATGTTCTTTTCTCTCTTCCTCATCTAACTTATCGTATTCATTTTTACTTATTACCTCACTGGGTGAGTAGTCTAACCTAGTTGGGGGGTTCTCTTCATTTAAGAAAAGATTTGCTATAACCCATTTTTGCATCAGTGCCATCTGCTTTTTATTCAGTTCTTCTTTACTCAATAATTCCCTTTCTTTAATATCTCTAAGATACATTGCCATAACTTTTTTCAATTCTTTCATGGATACCCAATTTTTCTTTTGATTTTCTGATTTCTCTCCATTGTCAAAATCTTCAACATATTTATTGTGGGTTTCATCTAATATTTCCCTGTATTCTTTTATAAGATCGTCGTATTTCCCCTTTGTATTCATAGCATCTAAACTGACAATCACACTTGCTAAATAATTCTTCTGAGTAGATAATTTTAAAGAACTTAAAAATTCTTTGACATCATCAGTATCTTTTAAAAAATCAAGATTTTTGAATTCACCATCCCCTTCAGTTGCCTTATGTAATTTTGAAATACTTATAACATAAGCATTCAAACTGTTAGGTTTAATGTTTCTCTTCTCATCAATTGCTTTCTTCAAAGTTTCCATTTTATTATATATTATATTTAGAATAAAATTTTAAATATTTATTCTATATTTAAAATATTTATTTAAAAAAACATTTACAACAACAACACATAACAAAGGCACCGACA